TCGTGGAAGATCTTGCACTTCTGCTTGCCACGATCGAGTAGGCTCATACCGGCATATCCAGCGTTGGCATCATCGTGAACACCCGGGACGAGTACAGACCGAGGATCTGCCAGTCGTCGGGGTCGATCATCAGACGGGTGCTTGCGTTCTCGGACGAGAGCATGTAGGTGTAGTTGCCGTCGGTCTCCTGGAGGAACCCCTCGGGGTTCCGGACCAGGCGAAGTACGGCGTCTGCCTCTACCTGCTTCACGTCCTCTTCGGAGATCACACCGTCGTCGATGTCGTCCTCGAGCACACGGCCAGCGCGGGCGAGCTTGCGGACGATCAGCCGCTCGGCGTCGGCGAGTCGCGCTTCGATCAGCGCGGTCTCTTCGGCGGTCGGGGGCTCAGAGCGTCCCCAGCGGGACGTTACGTCTGCCACCTGCGCTACAGCCATGTGTCACTCCTCGGTGGTATCCTTCGGTGCAGCCTTCTTCGGTGCAGCCTTCTTAGCGGGTGCCTTCTTCGGTTCGGCCGACTCCCAGCCACCAGCGGCGATCAGGCGCTTAGCCTGCGCGTCGTCGGTCTCTGCGAGGCCGCCCGAGAAGATGTTGCGGATCTTCATCCGCCCTCCTTCTCTCGTGCTAGAGGGGAGGGCTCACTAGGAACCCTCCCCGTCTAGACTACGGTCAGGCGCTCACCGTGTTGGTCAGCTTGACGAACGCATCCTTGTCGTTGACGAGGACACCGAACTCGGCCTCGACGCGGACCGCGACGAGGTTGTTCTGCCACAGCGACACGATCTGGCTGCCGTCCTGGGCGGGCGACAGGTCGAGGCTCGCCTGATCCGAGACGTCGAACGAGAGGCCACCGATCTGACCCCAGAGAACCTGGGACCAGTCGCCCATGTAGCCGACGGTACCGACACCGGAACCGTTGACGTCGGCGATGCCGTCCGCGAGGAACGTCTGGCGACCGAGGACCGAGCCCGAGCGGAAGACCGCGTTCGTACCGGCGTAGACCGGCTCGTTGAACAGCGGACGACCCTGGGCGTCGACGGCCGCGTTGAAGATCGGCTCGGCGACGATGTCGAGCAGCGTGCCGTTCCACTTCTTCCCGGCGTTGACCAGGAGCTCGAGACCGTTGTTGATCGAGAGGTAGGCGTTGCCCTGGGCACCCGCCGTGGTGGGGTTCGAGTCCTTCAGCGAGACCGACTTCGTGGTCTGGTCGATGTAGGCACCGAACGGGGTGTTCTCGCCACGGAGAACGGCCGCGTCGAACGCGAGCGCGATCGCCTCGGCGACCTTCGTCCGCATCGTCGCGAGGTAGTTCGCCGGGTTCGCACGCACGACCTCGGCGGAGGCCGCGAAGATCGTCGCGATCTTGTGGGGCTCGACGAACTGCTTGGTCAGGTCACCCTTCGTGACGGGCTTCTTCTCACCCTCACCGACCCACTGGGCGGTGACGTCACCGGTCCAGTGCGGGATCTTGACGCCGGTCGGACCCATCGGGATCTTGCGGGCGACCTGCTGAACGATCGAGGTCTTCTCGACCTCGGCGAAGTAGTCCTGGGCCTGCTCCGGCTCGAGGTAGCCCTCGAACATAGCATCGCCAGTGGCGGCGTAGATAGCCATTTATCCTGCTTTCGTGTAGATTGAGAGGTCAGTGGCGGCGGGGTGCGCCAACTGCCTTGGTAAGTGCGGCCAAGATGGGGTCACCGTTCAGCGGGATCGTGTTGCCGTGTCCCTGGGTGCTGTCGGTGGCTCGGACGGTCGTCGTGGTCGACGCGCCGTCTCCTGTCGCGAAGAGTGCCTTCAGCTGTTCGGCGTGCGAGGTGATCTCGTCTTCGCTGGAGCCCTGGAGGACTCCGGAGAAAGCGTCGATACGCTGAGCCTGGTCCTCGGGGAGCAGCTGGAGCAGCGATGCCTTCAGCTTGATGATGTCGAGCTCACGTGCCGAGATGGTGGTCTGCGACTCGTCAAACTTCGACTGGAGATCGGCGATCTGCCTCTCGTACTCGGACTTGACCTCCTCCTTCGCAGCGGCCTTCGCGTCGTTCTTCTCGACGCGGTAGCGCGCGGCTTCGTCGTTGGCCTTCGAGATAGCTTCTCGAGCCCACTGAGGGAGGTCGTCGACCTTGCCGACGGTGGCGGTCGTCTGAGCGGTCTCCTGGACGCTCTGCTGGACGCTGGTAGCTGCGGTGGTCTCTTCGGACATGTGTCGTCTCCTGGACGGTTGTAGGCCCACCTGGGGCCGTGAAAGGGGATCAGGCTGCGAGGGACAGACCGGCGTACGGACGGAAGTCCGAGATCTGTCCACCGTCTACGGCGCGGCGGAACGCGTTGAGCGCGTCCTGGCCGGAGTAGCCTAGTGTGTACTGCTTCCACGCTTCCAGAGCGCGGTCTGCTGCGTCCTTCCCGGGCCAGTTGGCCCGGTCGAACACGGGTACGACCTTGCAGTCGCAGTTGGGGTGCCACTTCCGCATGAGGTCGGAGATGTCCTCACCTCCGATGATCATCTCCAGCGCGGTCTTGTCACCGATGTCGAGACCGGCGGTATCTGCGGACAGATAGACCGGGCCTCGGGATACGAGCATCAGGCAGAAAGCACAGGTCTCTCGACCGGTAGCCACTCGAGCCCACCCCTGCACCTGGCCGGGGTCGGTCTCTACTGCCTCGATGATCGTGCGTCGCCCGCCGTTCTCCACCTGTTTCACCGCGAACATCGCGAGCTCTGCGATCGCGGAGTCGGTGGAGTTGGGTCGGGACATCTTCTTCCGGGCGGGTTCCATATCCTGCACGAACCACTCGAACCGGTACTCTTGCTTGAGCACGTCGTGGGGTGGTTCTCCGGGCAGGTAGATCTCCCGCTGGGAGTCGTAGAACTGCCGAGCGAGGTCGCTCGACTCGTCTCGGGCCTGTTGCACGACCGGGAAGATCAGCGTGAGCAGGTTGATCCACTCACGCCGACCCAAGATCGGTCCCGCGAACAGACGTGCGAACCGCTGGATGTACGTCAGCACCCGGACGGCGATAGCCGTCTGGAGTGCCGCGTACTGTTCCGGGGTCACGCGTCAGGCGAGGCGTCCGGCTGCTGGGCTGCCGATCCTCGCGGCTGGGCGTTGTCGGCCGCGTTGGTCGGGCCATCGGGGGAAGGCTGACCCGGAGCTCCGGGGGCCGAGCCGTATAGGGCTGCCGCCTCCATGAGTGCCTTGTCCTCTTCCTCGTCCCACGAGCGCATCTGCTTACGCTCCTCGACGGTGTAACCCATGTCGACTCGAGCGCGTTCCTTCGGGATCACGCCGGAGCCGGAGTTGTACAGCTTCGAGGCTGCGTCGGCCTTAGCCGCGTAGGTCGGGGTGGCGGGGTCTGCCCACATCGCTTCGAGCCGGTGGTACTTCGGGTCGACGCCCTGGGGGGAGGGGTTCATCACGAGTACAGCTACCCGCATGACCTCTTCCCACGCGCCGCCGAATACCCGGGCCTTGCGCTCGGCTTTCTTCACCAGCCTAGACTCCGCTGCTCGGATAGCGTCGGCAGACGCCGGGTTGTCCGACGTCGACGAGAGGTACTGGGGAGGGAGGCCGGTGTAGGCTGCTGCCTTCTTGTCCAGCTGGTCCAGAGCGTCCACGTAGTTGCGGAGCTCGGCTGCCTGGAACTGGGTGGCCGATCCCTGCTCGTCGGCGATCGTCAGGATGTTGGCGAGGTACGCCTGCATCGGCGAGACCCGGTTGCCGTTCTGGTCGACGAGATCCTCTTCGGTGAGTCCGAAAAGCACCCGCTGCGGGGTCGCCATGAGCTCGGCCGCTGCCTGGAGGTTCATGAGAACGCGGGAGGCGGCGTCCGTGACCGAACGCAACTCCGGGGTGATCTCCGACGTACCTTCGAGGTCCGAGAGCCGGGAACGGTTGGCAAGCGGGATCACAGGCACTACCCCGAGGTTGTGAACCACCGGGGGCAGGTAGTCTGCCCAATCGCCCGAGTGCCCCGACTGGAATATCGTCTGGTTCGGGAGGTAGATCGTGACGAAGTCGATGTCGTCTGGG